CTTGTAGCAAGCATCAGTGACAATGCGGTTCTCCCCGATGGAAACGTAAATCAAACTCATCCCACCTTCGAGACAATTCACAAGACGTTTTCTGAACTTGGAACTGTGGATAAGCGTTCCATGAGCGACTTCAATTTCCACGGCGACATTCCCGCATCCGATGTCGAGGTTGTAAGCAAGGAACGGCTGTTGAGGGGTTGTTTCGATACCGGCATTAGTGAGGGCATCAATGAACTCTTGTTCAAAAGCGCCAACCCGCTTGTTACGTGCAAGCGCCATTTTATGGCGGGTTTCAGGAGAGTTCACATATCCACGCTTCGCCTCATGAGCCGCCGCAGAAAGGCGTTGGCGCTCTTCCGGGGACGTTTGAGACATTCGGACGTACATAGACTCGGAACGGTTACGGGGCGTGATACCGGCGTTACGCAGAACGCGGTAAACGACCTTTCTGCTGTGCCCAATATCGGCGGCGAGCGCCTTGACGGACTTGCCGGAAATGTATTCGTTGATGATATAGTTAGTGTCCACAGACACACGGGGCGGCATGTTCATGTGTATAACCTCCAAACTGAAAACGGGTATTACTTTGTCAATAATATTATTGACCAAAACGGCCAAAAATGCAACGGCAATTACGCTATTGCCCACAACTGCCGGTGTTCCCTGTTAGCTTGGGTAAAAGGCTTTGAACATGACATGCAGAGGGATTCTGACAAAATGACTATGGATTTTGATGAATGGCTGAAGGTTGAACCTGGCAAAGAAAAGTTTCAGCCGATTTTAAAGCAGTACGAGACCGGCGAAGCAATAAAAATGCAGTATATAAGGAAATACAGAAATGGCTGATAACTATTGAACACTTGTTACCATTGACAGGCTGTTTAATGACATTCTATGAGAGAAAGGAGGTGATAAAAAATAGGCGAAGTAGAGATCAAAATCACTTCCGATAACATCGAGGAAGCAAAAAAGGAGATGTATGACAGAGTACGAAAAGCCCTGACAGCCATGGGAGTACAAGCCGCAACATTGGCAAAAACAGAATTACAGAAAACTCCATCGAGAATTGACACGGGACTGCTGAGAAATTCTATTACTCATGCTCTTGACGGTGAAAGTACAGCAATCTCCGGATACAGCGGCGACAAGCCATCTAAATACACTGGCAAACCTGCTGAATCAGGCACATACTCGGGAACTATGCCATCAGAGGCACAAGGAAGACAGGCGGTTTACGTTGGCACAAACGTAAGTTACTCCGTCTATGTTTAGTCCACGAAGGGACTGACAGAATGGCTCCAAACCGTTTTTTGAAAAATGGCATTGAGAATCATCTCGATGAACTCGCCGCAATTGAGAAGCAGATGTTATCAGACAATTGACTTGACCGGTCAACGGGAGGTGGTGTAATATTGATTGTGAAGGTTGGTAACGAAGCTGTTACCGCAATAGAAGCGATCCTCAAACGTGGAAATAATGCCATTGTCCGGAGAAAAGGTGATGGGGTTGTGGTCATGGAGGAAAAACGAAAAACTGTATATGAACCCTCATCGAATAAGCGGTGAAGGCGGGGCAATTGAAGCCGGATACATGGACAAAGAACCGTCTGTGTGTCCGGCTTTTTGTTTGTCCAGACAACAAATCGAATGGCGAAGAACAGCCACCACAAGAAAAAGGAGATTTGAATGGCGCTCACAAGAAAGCTACTTACCGCAATGGGCATTAGTGCGGAACAGATTGAACAGATTATTGAAGCACACACAGAGACCGTAACCGGCCTGAAACAGCAGAATGCTGACCTGTCTGATCAGCTTGCAAAAGCCAAAGAGACCGGAACAGCGGACAGCGACAAGCTGAAAGACGTACAGAAAAAGTACGATGACCTGCTTGCCCAGGTCGAAGCCGACAACAAGGCCCGTGAAGGCAAGGACTACGACGCGCTGAAGAAAGAATACGAAGACTACAAAGCCGAAGTCCAGGAAAAGGCAGTCAAGAGCGCCAAAGAAAAGGCACTCCGTGACCTGCTCTCTGACATGAAGGTATCTGACAAGGGAACATCCATGATCATGAAGTACATGGGCGTTTCCGGCATTGAACTTGATGAAGACGGCAAGCTGAAAGATGCGGCCTCTATCAAGAAGGCAGTCAAAGAGGATTGGAGCGACTACATCCCTACCGTTGAGACAAAGGGCGCTGACACAAAGACCCCTCCGACAGACGGCAAGGGCGGCGGAGTCGCAAAGACCAGAGAAGAGATCATGGCAATCAAGGATACCACTGCGAGACAGGAGGCAATTGCCGAAAATCTTGAACTTTTCCAGTAAAGGAGAAAGAAGATGGCACAGGCTAATCTTACAAAGTCCGCAAACATTATTGCGGCACGTGAAGTTGATTTTGTTACCCGTTTCGGAAGGAACTGGCAGGATCTTCGTGACCTGATGGGTATTGCCCGTCTGGTTCAGAAAGCCCCTGGCACAGTCCTGAAGACCAAATATGCGGAAGTTACCCTTCAGAATGGCGCTATCGGTGAGGGTGAGGTTATCCCCTACTCCCAGGCAGAGGTCAAGGAGAAATCCTATGCGCCTATCGTGCTGAATAAGTACAAGAAAGCGGTTTCTGCGGAAGCCATTGCAGATCACGGCTATCAGGCGGCGGTTCAGCTTACTGATGATCAGTTCCTTGTGGAACTCCAGACCAATGTAATGACTGATTTTACTACTTTCATTCAGACTGGCTCCCTCATCCGTGCGGCGGCTACATTCCAGGCGGCTCTGGCAAAGGCACAGGGTGAAGTCAGGAACAAATGGAAGAAGATGAAGCGTGGTATCACCGAGATCGTCGGCTTCTGCAACATTCTGGATGCTTACGAGTATCTTGGCGCAGCAAACATCACCGTGCAGACTCAGTTCGGCATGACCTACATCGAGAACTTCATCGGTTTTTCCCGCCTGTTCCTGTCCTCTGATGTTCCGTCCGGCAAGATCATTGCAACACCAGTTGAGAACCTCGTTCTGTACTATGTGAACCCTGCGGATGGTGATTTCGCCAATGCCGGTCTTCAGTTCACAGTTGCCGGTGAGACTCCTCTTATCGGATTCCATGTTGAAGGCAATTACAGCACTCTCGTTTCTGAGTCCACTGCCCTGATGGGCATGGTTCTCTTTGCTGAATACCTGGATGGTATCGCCGTTGTTGACATCGGTACAGAGACCTACACCAAAGTGGAAAGCCCTGCTTCCGGAGCAAATCCATCCGCACTTCACTACTTTGAGAAGGCTGCGGATAACACATATTTCCCTTCCACTGACACAACTGTAGTCAGCGGTAAGACCTACTACACAAGAAGCCTGGCAGGAGCATAAAGCATGTACAAGGTGATCAGATACTTTGAAGACATTCAGGATGAAATGCATCCGTACAATATCGGCGACATATTTCCCCGTGATGGAATGAGTGTGAGTGATGACCGCCTTGCAGAACTTTCCACTGACCGCAATTTGCAGAGAACTCCGCTCATTGAGTTTGTTCCGGAACCTGATGAAAAGCCGGAACCTGTAAAGAAGGCCGGAAGGAGAAAGAAGAATGCTGACTGAAATCTGCGGATACCTGCGAAATTGGTTTTGTGATGATTCAGATATCATTGTCGGCAACATTGCCATAGGGGATAGTGAAATCACTGTCCCCTATGGTGTTATACAGCCCGGTCAGTACGTCCGGATTGTCGGTTCTGTATTCAACGATGGTGTTATCCGCTACGGAACTGATGATCTGACAGATGAAGAGTTTGACGGCGCTGTGTGGCCGATGAGAGTACCAAAAGCTGTTATTCAGCTTTCGGAAGATATTGAGGCATGGCAGGCCAAATACGGCAAAGCAGACAGCAAGGCAATGTCTCCGTTCAATTCAGAATCGTTTGCAGGATATTCATACAGCAAGTCCGGTGGAAATGTTTCTGCGGAAGGCTCCGTTGCTACTCCCAATAACTGGCAAGGCGTCTTTGCCGCCAGACTGTCACCTTGGAGGAAATTATAAATACGATTGGGGGTGATTGAAATCTCACTTTTGGATGATGCAATGGAAGCCTGCACGATCATGGACAAGACAACAGCGCCGGACGGCTACGGGGGCGTTACAACGGTCTACCAGGCCGGTGCACTTATTCAGGCGGCAATTGTCTTTGATTCATCCTTGCAGGCCCGTACAGCGTCCGTACAGGGTGTAAAAGACCTTTATACCATTACCACACGCAGGAATGTTGTTTTGCAGTACCACGATGTTATCAGGCGTGAGAAAGACGGAAAACTTCTTCGGGTGACAACCGATGGCAAAGACAAAGAAACTCCACAGGGCGCAGGACTTGATATGCGAGTAGTAAACGCAGAGGAGTTCACGATCACAAATAATGAATAATTTTCAGGCATTGCAATCTTTTTGGGAATCATTCGGTGTGGATGCATACGATGAACAAACCGTTTTTACAGCCGGACAACGACCGGCATATCCGCACATCACATATGAATCATTTTCCGGAACGTGGGAAGCACGCAGAACAATGGCAGCGCATTTGTGGAATCGTTCTACTTCTTGGAAATGGCTCAAAGAGAAAGCAGAAAACATAAAAGACACAATCGGAAATGGAATCACCGTAAATGTTGATGATGGCGTTATCTGGTTCCGAATCCCTGAATACACACCATTCGCACAGGTGATTGCAAGCGGTTCGGAAGATGATCTGGTAAAACGAATCCTTCTCAGCATTGAGGTTGAATTTCTCACAGTGAGGTAAAAACACATGGCAATGAAATACACGAAACTGCCGGACGATGCATTTACACAGCTTCAGCTCAATGCAGGTATTCTGGTAGATGATTTTAAACCCGAAACCGGAGTTATCGGGAATATCCTCGGTGCAACATCCGGTGGCGTCAGCTTTAACACCAACCCCACATACAGCGATTTTGGGGAAGACGTGGATAATTGTCCGGCGAATATGCTTGAACTCAAACACCTCGACAGCATGGACCCTACAATGTCCGGAACGTTCCTGAATGTCACACCGGCAATCATCAAGGACCTTGTCGCAGCAGGTGACGTTGATGCAACGGATACGACAAAGGTTGTCCCCCGTTCCGAACTTATTAGCACAGACTTCAAAGAAGTCTGGTGGATCGGTGACTACTCAGACAAGAACACCGGTGACAAAGCCGGTTATCTGGCCATCCATCTTATGAACGCACTGAACCAGGCCGGATTTCAGATTCAGTCAGGAAAGAACTCCAAAGGACAGTTTGCATTCGAGTATCATGGCCATTACAGCATGGCTGCGCAGGATGTAGTACCTTTTGAGATTTACTGCAAAGAAGGCACAGCATGAACAGGAACAGGAAACTAATACAGGAGGACAAAGATGGCAAAGAACCTTGCAAATTGCACGCCTAAAGAGTTTATGGTGCAGACACGGTTAATCAAGAAGTCGGTGGAGAGATGGCTCACAGAAACCGACATAATGAACATCCGCAAGAATATGCCTGAACTTCCCGAAGACATTGACGAAGAAGCGAAGCAGAAGAAACTAAAGGAGCAGTCAGCGCAGAATCTTTCGGCAATGTTTGATGCCATTTTTGAGGAACATCCGGATGAAACCGTTGAACTGCTTGCCCATGTGTGCTTCGTTCCGGTCAGCGAGATCGATAATTATCCAATGACATATTACATGGAGAGCATCACGGAACTGCTCAACGATAAGGCCGTATGGGATTTTTTTATCTCGTTGGCTGTTGCGGCGAAGAGGCTTGGGATTACACCGGCATAAACCTTGAAATGCTCGACTTAATCGGAAAGGGGTACATAGTTGATCACTGTGTATCCCTTTTTAACGATAGGATGAAAGAGCGTTTGTACCGTGTATACATAACCGATACGCTGAAATGCCTTAATGACAATGTAGCCAAAGTCGTTGGCGGTTCTGTGCTGAAAGCACGCTATTATGACTTGCTCGAAGAAGGAAACAAAAAAGAAATCGAAAAGACCGGTGATGAAATAGCACTTGAAATTATCAGAAAAGCCGGATTGAAAGTTAAAGGTAAAGAAAATGAGTAGTGTTCTTGATTTGGTGGCAAAGATCACCCTGGACACAACTGAATATGATAAGGGGCTTGATACCTCTAAAAGCAAGGCAGAGGGATTCGGGGGCGCTGTAAAGAAGGGCTTCGGCACTCTTGCCGGACTTGCTACAAAAGCGATTGCCGGTGCCGGTGCTGCGGTTGTTGCCTTCGGTGCTTCATCCGTAAAAACCGGAATGTCGTTTGACAAGGCTATGTCACAGGTCGGCGCCACTATGGGAAAAACCTCTTCCGAAATGGAGAAGGAAGTCGGCTCCGTAGACCTTGCATGGGGTACATTCTCTGGCAATCTGCGTGAATATGCGCAGGAGATGGGAGCACACACCGCATTCAGCGCGACACAGGCGGCAGAAGCGCTCAATTACATGGCACTTGCAGGATACGATACGGAAACATCAATGAAAATGCTTCCCAACGTCCTGAATCTTGCGGCTGCGGGTGCCATGGATTTAGGCATGGCATCAGACATGGTTACTGATGCGCAGACAGCACTAAGCCTTAGCACGGAAGAAACCACCAAAATGGTTGATGAAATGGCCAAAACATCATCAACCACAAACACAAGCGTTTCACAGCTTGGAGAAGCTATCCTTACAATCGGTGCGACTGCCCGAAATGTAAAGGGTGGAACGGCAGAATTAAACAAGGTTCTCGGTGTACTTGCTGACAACGGTATTAAAGGTTCGGAAGGTGGAACACACCTTAGAAACATGTTGCTATCCCTTCAAAATCCAACGAAGGACGGAGCAGCAGCCCTCAAGCAATTAGGTGTCGAAGTATATGATGCAGACGGCAAAATGCGTGCGTTGCCTGACATTTTCCAGGATATTCAGTCCGGAATGGAAGGTATGGACCAGGCATCCAAAGACGCAATTACATCCGGCCTCTTTAACAAAACCGATCTTGCGGCTGCTAATGCGCTTATCGGCACAAATAAAGACAGATGGGACGAAGTCGCCGCGGCGATCGCTGACAGTGCAGGCGCGGCACAGGAGATGGCCGACATCCAGTTGGACAACCTCTCCGGTGACATTACACTTTTTCAATCAGCCCTTGAAGGTGCCCAGATCGCCGTCTCTGACGGATTAACACCTGCATTAAGGGGATTTGTCCAGGAAGGCTCTGATGGACTTACACAGTTTACAGAGGCAGTTAAAAACGGTGATTTGTCTGGCGCAATCGAAGGACTCGGAACCACTATTGCAAACCTTGCCGTTAAAGTAGTCGAGCAAGTCCCGAACATGCTTAGCGCAGGTGCACAGCTTCTTGTTGGCATCGGAAACGGCATCATGCAGAGCGCACCTACACTGATTAGCACGGCGGGTACATTGGTAATGACGCTTTACAACGGAATCATGACCAATGCTCCCAAACTCGTTGATTCTGCCGCAGGCATGATTCGCAACCTCGGAGAGGGGCTTTCCGCCAACATTCCAGTATTTCTTGAGCAGGCGTTACCTATGCTCGAGCAGTTTACCGGGATGCTCCGTGAAAATGCCGGAACTTTAATAGACGCAGGTATGAACTTGATACTCAACATTGCTCAGGGTATAGCAGATTCTATTCCCACTCTGGTTGAGCACATACCGCAGATTGTAATTAATATTGCCGGTATCATTAATGACAATGCGCCGAAGCTACTGGCTACGGGCGTGCAGGTTATCGCTACTCTTGTCGGCGGTATTATTTCCGCACTGCCTACCATTGCCGCCAACATTCCGAAAATAATACAGGCAATCGTGTCTGTGCTTATGGCGTTTAACTGGATTCAGATCGGCGGCAACATTATCACTTTTATCGGTAACGGTATAAAGTCACTTGCATCCGCTATCCCCGAATTTTTCAGCAACCTTTTTAATGGTGCGGTTGAACTTGTCAAGGGTATTGATTGGGCCGGACTTGGATCAAGCGTAATCACGTTTATTGTTAACGGCATTACAAGTCTGATCACATCCATACCGACAGTTTTGCAGGGTATTGGCACAAGTGCGATAGAACTTTTCAAAAGTATTGACTGGCTCGGTGTAGGAACATTTGTTGTTGAAGGCTTAATTTCCGGAATCAGCAGCCTTGCCAACTCTGCAGTTGATGCCATAAAAGGAGTCGGGCAGGCAATACTTGACGGCTTTAAATCTCTGTTTGGAATCAATTCCCCGTCAACTGTTATGGCTGATATAGGAACGTACATAATCGAAGGATTAGCGAGCACGCTGTCAATGTTGCCGAGTGCAATACTCGGATTTTTGACAACAGCGCTGAATAATGTTTTGGAGTGGGGAGCAAACCTTTTAAACATTTTCGTTTCCACTTGGCAGACAATTTCCAATACTGTACAGACTGTTTTATCAACGATTCAAAAAGTAATTGATGCCGGATTTAAGCTTGTCAAAAACATTGTATTCAGCATTATGGCGGCTGTTTTTGGCAAGATCAAATATATCTGGGTATCCATAAAAACGACCGTATCTAACGCAGTCGGGAACGTGCGAACCTCAGTGAGCAATGCTTTTTCTGCCGTGCGAAATACAGTATCCAATGTTATGAGCGCAGTCGGCACGACGATATCCAATATCTGGAACACGGCAAAGACTACGGTATCAAATGCAGTCAACGGCATAAAGAGCGAAATCAGCGATAAACTCAATGCCGCAAAATCCATAGTATCGGATATTTTTAACGGCATTAAGAAAACCATAAGCGACAAAATCAGTGACGCGAAAAAAGCAGTAAGCGACGGTATAGAAGCTATCAAGAAAAAGTTCCACTTTTCTTGGAGTCTGCCGAAACTCAAACTGCCGCATGTCAGCATAAGCGGAAAGTTTTCCATCAATCCGCCCTCTGTCCCGCATTTTTCCATTAACTGGTACAAGAAGGCGTATGAGAATCCTTACATTTTCACGAAGCCGACAGTAATGCAGGGCTTTGGTGATGGCAACGGCGGAGAAATGGTATACGGCCACGATAATCTTATGAAAGATATTAAGACAGCAATGTTAGAAGTATCATCTATGGCCGGATATACGCAGAACGTAACAATTAACAGCCCGCAGGCGCTTAACCCTTCTGAAGTCGCAAGGCAGACGAGGAACGCTACAAGGGCAATGCTACTCAGGATGAGGACAGCATAATGGCATGTGATAGGAAAGTACGATGCACGAACGAAGACGGATTTTTCATGGAATTCAGGGAAACTGGATTTGATCCGTTTTTGCTTGCAGGCATAGACGGAATCTATGATGCAAAAAATGCCGTCTATGTATCCGAAAACAGCATGATCGATGGCGCAGTCTATCAGGGCAGTGTATCCAAATACCGCAACATCGTTTTACACCTCAAAGATATAAGTGAGGGGGATTATCCCGAAAACAGAGACGCTATCAACAGGCTTTTCAAGGAAAAGTCTGTTGGGACGCTTATCTTTCAGGAAGGAGACGCAGACCCACGAAAGATTGACTACTATGTGGAATCTTTGGAGTCAGATGAAAAGTACATGCCCCGTATGCACCAAATATCCCTCATCTGCCCTGATCCTTTTTTCTACGATATTACCGGCAGTGACGAGTCGATGGCTTCGTGGATATCGGCGTTTGAATTCCCTTTTGAATCCACGTCAGAAGGATTTGAGTTTGGTTATCAGAGCAACGAGAAAATTAAGACGATCCAGAACGATATCGCTGAGGATAACATCGGCGTAACGATCACAATCACCTGCATGGGCGCAGTGCTCAATCCTTCAATTACGCACATTGAGACCGGCGACAGAATTAGTATTGGACACAGCGGGAAGCCGTTTGAAATTTCGACCGGAGACGTGGTTGTTATCACAACGTCAACAGGTAATAAACACGTTACCTTGACGCACAACGGCGTAACAAGCGAGGTCAACCATTATCTCACTGAGGACTCTGTATTCGTACAGCTGATGAGGGGTAGTAACAGTTTCGGCTTCAACGCTGATCAGGGGCTTAATAACCTGTCAATCAGCATATCGTACACGTTCAAGTATGCGAGGGCGTGATGTATGGAAGTAAGAATTTATGATGATGAAATGAACTTTCAGGGCATCATTGAAAACCAAACGTCCTTGCTCTGGGACAGGCGATATGACGAGACCGGAAGTTTTGAACTGCATGTCCCTGTCACCGACTACACGATCCGGCTGTTGCAGATGGGTAATCTTGTCTGGAAGCGTGGAGCAGTGGACGCAGGAATCATCGAGAGCAGGCACATCGAGGAAGATGCGGACACGAGGGAAATCGTCGCTTCTGGGCGCTTCCTGACGGCGTATATGGACAGGCGGCTTGTACGTCCGCTGTTTAATTTCTCCGGCAGGGCAGAAGTTGCCATGCGGACGATCCTGACCAATGCCGTTGCAATCCCGAATGTGCAACTCGGGACGTTGCAGGGGCACACGGAGACTATTGAGTTCCAGGCTACCTACAAGAAACTGTTGAGCACCGAACAAAAGATTGCAAAACAGTGTCAGCTCGGCTTCCGCTTCCGCCCGGATTTCACGGCAAAGACGATAACGTTCGAGGTATACAAAGGACTGGACAGGTCTATGGCTCAGTCGGACCGGGCGAGGGTTATTTTCTCGGAAGGCTTCCGGAATCTGAATCGGGCAATCTTTGAAGAAAATGATCAGGTTTACTCCAATATCTGCTACGTTGGCGGCAAGGGTGAAGGCTCTGACCGTGTGTATGTGACAGTGGGAGATAACAGCCTGACCGGATTAGAGCGCAGAGAAGTATTTGTCAATGGCTCTGATATTTCCGACGAAAATCTTACAGACGCACAATATAAAGAAGCGCTCCGGCAGCGGGGCAGGGAAAAACTTGCAGAAATGGCATATTACCAATCTGTCGAGTGCGAAGCTATCCCCTACGGAAACTTTGAGTATCTCAAAGACTATGACCTTGGCGATATCGTAACGATCAAAAAAGAGAGTTGGGGAGTCGGTGAGAATCTCCGGCTTTTCGGCGTGACAGAAGTCTATGAAAACGGTACAAGTACGATACAGCCTATATTCGGCAATCCTGTGCCGGAAACAGCAGATTGGGAGGATGATTAATGCAGTATCCTTTGTTTTATAATTCGGTCAATCAGGACAGGGTCTACGATGCAGACAGCTTTTCCGATTGGCTCAAGAAGTTTTTCACAACCGGTGTTTTTAAAGATGAAATGCAAGTGACTGCCGCAGGCGGCATGTACGTACAGGTCGGCAGTGGATACGTCAATGTTGGCGGCAAGGTAATGCAGTTTGACCAGACCACTTTGACCGTTGGCACAGCTGACTCCAGATACTACCGCATCGACTCAGTTGTTGTGGAAAGAAATGATACGGATAGGCAGTTTTACCTAAAAATCGTGCAGGGCGGCACTGGTACGGAATCATCCGTAACAGGCGTTACACCCACGAGGAGCGGCGGCATCTATCAGCTTGTCCTTGCACGTATCAAAGTAAAGCCGGGTGCAACGTATATCACTCAGCAAGATATCACGGACACGAGGGCAGACAACACCCTTTGCGGTATAGTAGCAGGCACAGTCACGCAGATGAACTTTGAGCAGTTTTCCGCACAGTTTGCCGACTACTTTGATAACTTCAAAACCGGCAGGCAGGCAGATTTTGACGCGTGGTTTGCACATATTCAAGAGGTGTTGGATGAGGACACTGCCGGACACCTCATGAACGAAATCAACAAACGAGTTCGCATGGATACGCCCTATCTGGAACTGGATACCACTGCGGAATCCGGCACGGACGATGCGGCACTGTATGCTTCCATTGTTGCCCTTGGGTGGGAAAGCGAGGTGATCGAAACATGATTAATCTTAAAAAACTGCTTACAAGTATCAATACCGCGATTCACGACAAGGTGAACCGCTCCGGCGATACACTGTCCGGCGAACTCAAAGTAGTCATTCCTGACGGCTCTAATCACGCAAAGATGTATACCGAGTGCCATGATACAAAGGGCAACCTTGTTTCTGCCGGAGCACTGGAATCGTCTCTGAGCGGCAATGTGGGTCTTTATGATTATAAGCACGCACGATGGGTATGCAGGGATGATGTAGACGGCAGACCCCATGTGCCTGTAAATCCGGCAGTACTCAACTCCTCTAAAACCGCATGCACGACAGTCGGAACATCCTTCAAGTACACAACCATTGCAGGGCTTGCAAACTGGAACATCGTGGCTGTGCATTTTACGGTTTACGAGACATCGCAGGTGGCTTTCTTTGTTCGCGGCGAAGGACACGAGAGGATGCTTACTGACGCTCCCAATGTTGGACGCTTCCGTGGCGGCATCGTTGTTGATTGGAGTCACAACCGTATCGGCATTAGAGCAATTTCATCTGGTAGCAGTACAAGTTATATTAATTTAATTTATTTTGACTACGTCTACGGAGTACTTTGATTATGGCTGATATTTTTGATTTTTATGTCAAAGACAATCGCAAGATAGACTTTGAAATCGCAGAGCCTATCATGCGAGAGGATAACGGGGTAACAGACTTCGTTTTTCACATCCCGAAATCCATCAACGGCTTGGATATGTCCGACTGGGCGTGGTGGTTCGTTTTTGTGAACGCTAAGAATGAAAAATACTCTGTTCTACTAACTCTTATTGACGAACCAGATAGACCTATGGAATACAACATAGCAACCTATACCGTTGACTATGCCATGTCCATCAAAGCAGGTTCTGTGCAGTTTGCTCTTGAAGCAATCAATGCCGGTACAGGCGGAGCGATTGATAACGAGTGGCATACGCTGACTTATGAGACAAAGGTAAAAGATACCCTTCAGGGGAATCAGGTGGAGTATGCGGAAACTGAATCTGATATTATTTCTGCTCTGCTGGTTGAAGTACGAAACAAAGTAAATCAGCTTGTCGGCGGAGCAACTCCATTGCCTGTATCCAGCATCTCCGAAATGGTAGATACCACAAAGGTGTATATCCTGACAACAGATAAGAACTGGTATCTTTACAACGGTTCTGCATGGGTATCCGGCGGCGTATACGGTGCAGGTGTGCAGATTGACTCCACCCTCTCCCAGAGCGGACAGGCGGCTGATGCTAAAAAGACTGGTGATGCAATAACCAATTTAAAGGAAGATTTAAGCGGTGATATTGATGAGTTAAAGGGCGGTTTAACCACTAAAGCAGACACTGATGATATGCTTAAGGCTTTTCCGACTGACACAGCATCCGGTCCCATCGCGTCTTTCCCTGATGGCGCAGACGATATCCCAATGAAAGACGTGCTCGTCCACATCGAGCCTGTGCAGGCAGGAAGCGGTGACCCGTCACCGGACAATGTGCGCTCCATCGCCGGATGGACAGGGGCGACCGTGCAGAGGACGGGACGGAATCTGTTTTCTTATGAAAACATCAAGGGAAAGAATATATACAGAGCAACGGTTGGCCAGATGGGAGAAGACCTTAACAGTTTTTATCTTAGTGGTGCTAACGGTGTACACGATATACCGAAACTGGTAGTCACCTCTTGGTCATATGTTGATGTATTCATCGGTTTTCGAGTCGAAGAAGAAACAGCTATCACTGTTTCTTGCAAAGTGAAGAACCATACCGAAAATTGTAACGGTTTTGTTCGCGTGAGATACAACACGACAGAAAATCGTGACGGCTCGACTGTCGTTAATACAGTATTTTTCAATACTGTCGGTACGTCCGATATATCAATCAGCGGAATAATCCCAAGCGGGAACTATGTGTTTTTTGAGTTCTCTCCAGCGGCAAAAGAAGAGACAGTTACCCTTACGCAGTATGCGGAAGTCTCAGATTTCCAATTCGAACTCGGCTCAACCGCCACGTCCTACGAACCCTACCAAGGCGAAACCTATCCCATCGCCTTCCCCACAGAAGCAGGCACAGTATACGGCGGATATGTTGATATGACTGGTGGGGAACTAGTGGTGGATAGGGCGCAGATTGCAAGCTACAACGGCGAGACATTACCGTCTACGTGGATATCCGACCGTGATGTATACGCATCAGGCACAACGCCGACAATCGGGGCACAGGTGGTCTATAAACTTGCAGAACCCATCCACTACCCCCTCACAGCTATCGACATAAAAACCTTGCTCGGGCAGAACAACATCTGGGCTGATACAGGGGATACGGAAGTTGAGTATCGGGCGGATGTAACTAAGTATATCAACAAAAAAATCACAGAAGCAGTCAGTGCGCTGACATAAGGAGGAGCACATGAAAATTTATGACATTTACAAATCAGTTATCGAGACGGGTGACTACGTGCTCTCATCCATGGAAGAGCGCATTGAAACCGTATATGCGCAGGGCAAAATCACAGCAGAGGAAAGAGCATCACTGCTTACCCTTGCATCGGAAAAAGCCGACCAGACAAAACAGATTGATATCGTCGCAAAACTCGCAGAACTGGAAGCACGCATTGCCAAAATCGAATCAGCAGGCGTTGTTGTGTGGAAGTCTGGCATGAGCACGGCGAAGGGGCAGACAGTGCTTTACGACATCCTCAAAGATGGCACAATGCGGTACTGCCGGTATGATGGCGGCAGAAGTGCAACATCACTCTCACCCGGCAAGATTGATGGATGGGTAATTTTGGAGAGTGCAGGCGGCAGGGTAACACATACCGTTGGCAAGGATGCAGATGGCAAGGTTATCCTCATCCCCGTTGTGGAGGGCGAGTAATGGCACTCAGATATTGTTTTGAGGCTTCTCACGTGCCCACAACGCTCTCAGCGTGCAAGCGCAATGACCTTGCTGTTGTGGATACAGAAGGGCACGAAAAAGCCGTCCGTGAAGCCGTCAGGCGTGGCGTATACGTCTACGGCATCCTGTGAGGTGATACATGGAAACAAAAATTCTAAAAGTGTCTCAGGAGGTATAAATCCATGACCTCATTCATTATCGGCACAACGCCGACTATCACATATAAATTCAAGATTGTCTCCCCGTCCGATTTCCGCACATGCATCCTTACCATCAAATGCGACGGACAGATTCTAATTGAGAAAACTCTTGCTGATGCAGAGATTGGCACAGATTCCGTATCGTGGACGCTCACACAGGCAGAAACGCTTTCGCTCGGAACAAGAGTCGCAAAGATGATGTGCAACTGGGTGACAGCGGACGGCACAAGGGGAGCGAGTGAGATTACCACTATCAGAGGAGACACCAACCACATACCGGAGGTGATTTAATGGGAGACAAAATCGTACTTGACGGAGAATTATCTCTCAATATTCCGCTTGATGGCACTCCCGATAAGGTGCTCAAGGTCGCGGAGTATGACCTGCCTGTCTACGATGGAATCACAGAAATCACTCCGTCACAGGATACGCAGATATTGCAGACCTCAAACAAGGCACTTACACGGAACATAGTTGTAAACCCGATTCCGTCCAATTACGGGTTAATCACATGGAACGGTTCGGTTCTCACAGTATCATAAGGAGATATACATGGCACAGAATTTAATTATTAACAGCGTAACCTATCAAGAAGTCCCCGAAGTAGATATCCCGAAATCAGGGGGTGGCACAGCAAAGTTCTACGATACTGCAAGCGCAAATATCACAGGGTCTGACCTTCCTGTTGGCAAAACGGGATTCGGTGCAAATGGTTCGGTATCCGGCTCAATGCCTGTAAATGGTGACGTATCCGGCACGATCAGCACCAAAGCAGGAACCGTTGTAATTCCCGCAGGACAGACCACAGGCGGAACAGTCGGCATTGCATCCGCAGAACAGGACAAGATTATCGCAGGAAACATCAGAAGCGGTGTGACTCTGCTCGGAGTACCCGGTACACTGGCTCTTCCGTCCATCTCCCAGGATTCCACAACTAAGGTTCTCAGCATCTCGTAAAGGGGGGTGCAATATGGCAAATATTACACTTTTGGGGGCATCTTATACGGATGTCCCCGCCGTTGACCTTCCGCAGACAGGGGGAGGGACGGTAAGGTTTTATGAGTCCGGCGGCACTCCATCCGCAACTCAGCACACGATTCTTTTTGAATTTACTGATGAAACATCAACCACAATCACGGCGTATTATGATAGTTCGTTTATCAGTGACGCTATTCGTGCAACCACTCCGACAGAATACGGTGGCAAGACTGTTGATTCTGCATCCCTTGACGGCGTGGCATGGTATACAAGACCTACGGAAACTTGGGAGACTGTATATGACGGAAATATTCAATGGGCGCATGAAGACAGTGGCGATTATCCTTACTGTTGGATTTCCTCTTTGAGCAATACTCCAATCGTAGTCGGTTCTGTTTGGCGAGTTACCTATAATAATACAGAATACCGTTGTACTGGTAAGACCGTTTCACTTAATGGGAAGAATTACAATCTATTCGGAAATCCTGTATGGTCAGGTGGTACTGATGACGGTTCTGATGTTCCGTTTGCGTTTATTGATTACACTAACTATAGTGCGTGGACAGGTGGTCTAAACGCACCAAATGTTGCGAGCAGTTATTACTTCAAAATCGAGCGTCTTGTAACGTCATAAAAGATGTTAGGGGCATTAGAAAAAATATGAAAACAAAGATATTAACCATATACGGTATTCTTTTTGCTGTACTGTGGATGGCAAAAGGATATGCCACCGCATTTCTGAAAGGACTGTAACATGGCACTGACATACTGCTTTGAATCCTCGCATGTACCACGCACGCTTGCGAAGTGCCGGAGGCGGAAGAGGTGGTGGAATAACGGGGAGAGATAAACCATGAAGCATTGGATATTTAACAAAGAACTTGGATTTCCACAATGCCCCACTTGTAAACGGTGGATTCACGTTTATCAGGGAGACGCCATGATGAACTATTGTCCGAATTGCGGCGAAAGACTTGATGGAGAAGAGTTCAAAAACCATACACTACATGGGGAGGTGATGGAATAATGAACACACGCCGTTGCTGTGATAATTGTACTTATTACAACTGGTACTACGACCGATGCAATAAATACGATTGCGAAACTGACGAACGGAGTGTATGCGCATCCTTTAAAAGAGGAAAGGAAAATTCATGAGCCTACGGTATTGTTTTGAATCATCTTACGTCTCTAAAACTCTCTCCGCATCCAAGAAATCTGACCTTGCCGTTGTGGATACAGAGGGGCGTGAGAGCCTTGTAAGGGCGGCCGTCAGGCGTGGCGTATACGTCTACGGATACTTGAACGTGGGAGCGCTTGAAGAAGAGCGTCCATACTACGAGAAATTCAAGCACCTGAGACTTGCCAAGTACGAAGGGTGGAGCGGCGAATACTGGATTGACCCGACCGAAAAGGCATGGCAAGACCACGTTATCAGCCTTGCAAAGCAGATTAAGGCGTGCGGTGCGATCGGACTGTATCTGGATAACACCGACATCTATTACATGCTCAAAGAGCAGGAAATCAGCAAGCAGTACAGCCGGAATCTTCCATCTGCGCAGGCGGTATACACGGCACTCAGCAACATGGTTCTGGAAATTAATGCACTCGGCTTGATTGTTATGCCAAACGGAGGCGATACCTTCGTGCGGAAATTTATCAGAGCGCACCCGAACATCATCAAGACCGTCAATCAGGAAGGTGTCTTGTATCAGGATGGAAAAAAGCAGTCGGCAGAGGATACAAAGTATTACACGGAGTATCTGGACTGGTGCAGGAAAAAGGGTATCTATATCAGAGGGATTGAGTACCCGAAAACCAAAGCACAGGCGGTACATGCACAGCTGTATTACAAGTCACACAAGTGGCAGGGGATATACATTTCGTGGCACAAAGAGTTGCGAGGTGATTGAATGGCAAAATACGAAATATCAGGCACCGGCACGCCTTCAAAAAAGCCGTATAAGTGGGGACTGCTCAGGAACGGCCAGAAGGTCACGGCACGCAAGCAGCCGAAAGTCACCGGAGAACCATGCAGCTTTTCACCGGTAGGCGGTCTGACAAAGATAGAGGTCTGCGACCAGATCACGGACGCAAGCACAGGGCGAGTCTGGTGCTACTGCCGTGTACATGGCAAGTACGGCTATATCCTGTATACCTCTATCCGTGATTATCTCAGGACACCGGAGCAGTCGATTGATAAAGTCGCACACTGGGTGATTGCAGGGGATTTTTCCAACGATGAGACCCGCAGGAAAGCCCTTGAATCTCTCGGCTATGACTACGATGCAGTACAGGCAAGAGTCACGGAAATTATGACCCCGAAGCCGTCAAAAGGCGGGAAGTTCTGCGTATGGGCTATCAACTTTTTTGAGGACAACGAAGCCCTTTACGGCGACTGTACGGCAATCCTGGAATATGCCGACGATGGAAGTGTCGCTCATTGCGTACTGATCGACTGCGCACAGGCAGGGGCGGCATCCGTGATTATCCGCAAACTCAAAGAGCACGGAGTAAAAAAGATTGATGCAGTCTGTATCTCTCATGCTCACGGCGATCATTACGGCGGCTTGTCGAAAATCATGCAGGCTATTCCCGTATCACACATCTATGTGCCGGATGTCACGGAATTGGCCCGTTACCAGAGTACCTATGCATCTGCCATAAAAAGGCAAGCCAGAAAAGCACCCTCCACATACCTCAAAGCAGGCACAGGGTTTTCTGTCGGGGATATCAAGTGCAAGTGTGTGTTTATTGCTCCGGCGAACAAACTCAAGGAGCACGATGATCATCACTTCATTAACAACGAGTCGATGGTTCTCAGATTTGACCTTGGCGGCATTATCTACCACACTGCCGGAGACCTGCAAAACGAGGGCAATAATCTCCTCATTAAAGCAGTCAGAAGCCTCAGAGCGGACATTTACAAGGCACAATGGCACGGAGATGCTAACGCCTGCAACGAAGCCATCTGCAAGGCTGTGCGCCCGAAATACGCATTCTCTAATTACCATCACAAACCTGACAGGTCAGGACGAGAAGCGACCAGAAAACGCCTGAATACAGTCGGCGCAAAATTCTATGATAACTACACATACGGAGATATATATTTCCGGATTCAGGGCGGCGTGATATCCGTCCAAACATCGAAAGGGTGATAGATATGGATGTTTTACAGACGGTGGCAGTCGCACTTATTTCCGGAGGGCTTGTCGGGTTTATCGAATTCCTGATCCGGCGCAGTGACGCAAAGAAGGATAAAAACAGCGAGATACTCAAGGCAATCAAAGACCTTGCCGACAAGATCACCGGCATAGAAGGCAGAATGGACAAGGAAAACGCAGACGAGGCAAGGCGAAACATACTTGCTTTTGATGATGAACTGCGCAGGAAAGTAGACCACTCCGAAGAGTCATACAATCAGGTGCTTGCCGATATCAAATTCTATCGTCATTACTGCCGGGAGCACGATGAGTACGAGAACGACAAGGCCACAAGCGCAATCGCCCATATTCGGGAGACATATCAAGAAGTGAAAAACGCCAACAAGTTTATTTGATGGAGGTATACCACATGAAAGTCGAAATCATCACTCTAATCATCCGGCTTGCAATCGCTGTTATGACCGGCATCTGCATCCCTGCTTTTAAGCGCTGGCTTGATGTTAAAGCGGAAAATGAGAAATTTGCACAGATCAGGCAGACCGCAGAGACGGCCGTATATGCCGCCGAACAGCTGATGAGGAAAACCGACCCAACCGGAGAGGAGCGCAGGAAATACGCACACAGACTGATCAGCATGACTGCAAACCGTCTCGGCGTTGCGCTGACGGATGGCGAGATTGATTCGCTCATTCAGGCGGCAGTCAAGGAACTTAATTTCTTTACACATGAGGAGATTGCAGATGAAGGTATGGATTCCTGACGTATCAGAGCATCAGGGCAAGATTAACTGGGAAAAGATCAAAGGCAAGATTCCCGGCGCTATCATCCGGATCGGCTACGGAGACGACCTAAAAGAGCAGGACGACATTTATGCCGCCTATAATATGGCTGAGTGCAGGCGGCTCGGCATCCCTTTTGCAGTCTATATTTACAGCTATGCCAAAACAGCGGCGCAGGTGCGGTCAGAGATTGCACACACAAAGAGGATGTGTGAAGGGTTTGAGCCTGTTTCGTACTGGCTCGACCTTGAGGAGCGCAGTAATACATCCCTTTGGGGGCAGGCGGCGTACATGTGGTATAAAGCCTTCGGAGACAAGGCAGGCGTGTATTCGTGGCAGTGGGGATTCGAGAAGCACGTAAAATCCGGCAGGCGGTGGATTGCGGCATACGGCAACAACACCGGCAAGCCTGACAAGGCATACAAGCCGTCAATCGATATGGACGGTTGGCAGTTTACGTCAAGGGCTATTTTATCCGGCATCCGTGGCTATGTGGATATGTCGGAGTGGTATGCAGATTTTGCCGGAGCACAGCCGATTGAAATCAAGCCACACAGAATAGTGGTTACAAAGAAGGAAGTCGCCGCACTGATCATGCGCCACCTGTGCACCCACAACGCTCACGGCTATACACAGGATATGTCCGGCAGGCAGGGAACAGGCACAGAAGAGATTGATATTTACGGTGTCAAGTACACTATCAAGTCGGGAGACCGTGACTGCTCATCGGCTGTTATTTCCGCTTATGAGGCTGCCGGAATTAGCTGCGGCGGCGCAACCTATACAGGCAACATGAAAAAGTGCATGGTCGGTACTGGAAACTTCGCATGGCGATCAATGCGGTTTGTTGCTCAGATGGGCGATACCTATCTCAATGAGGCAAACCACACAGCCATGTGCCTGTCAGCAGAGCCGGATGTTTTGATGGAGTTTTCTATCAACGAAAAGGGCACAGCGCTCGGCGGCAAGACCGGCGACCAGAAACAGCATGGCGAGTATGATGAGACATACGGCAGGGGTGAAAGCCACCTGCGCATGTATTATGATTACCCGTGGAATGGTATCCTGCAATGCATCAATGAGGAAATCGCTTTTATCATCGAGGAGGACGGCACTATCAGCAAACCCACCAAAGATGATGGCTACACAGCAACGGAGGTAAAGAATGTGGAAGTAACAGCACCTGAAAAGACCGATACTGATCTCGGGCTTGAAATCTGGGCGGACAAGTACGGCTCAGGTGACGACCGCAGGAAAGCACTCGGCGCACGCTACAAGGGAGCGCAGGCGGAAGCGGAGAGGCTGAATAAACTGCATATTTCCGAGTACATGAAGGAACTGAAAGCCTACGAGAAGAAGTTCGGCGCATTATTTAAGTGAGCACCAACGGACATGTCCGGTGCAACTTCCTGGCACTTGCCAAAAGCGGTGCCAGGGGGATATATAGGAGATTTCTATGGATCAGAAAATGATTCCGTATTTTTGCCATGAAGGTGATATGGCAAGGACCGAAAGAACCATCAAGAGACTTTGGATTCTCTGCATCCTGCTGATTCTTCTGCTTGTCGGGACAAATGCCGGATGGATTTATTATCAAAGTCAGTATGAAGATGTAGTAACTACAACACAGACCGTGACACAAGATGTTGATACTGGTGATGGAACGGCCATAATCAATGACGGAGTACATGTAAATGGCGAAAGTGAAACAAACAGTAACTACAACAAGGACTAAGACCAGAAAGCGCAAGATCGGGAAAGGCATGAAAAAATGCCCTCGTTGCGGTGGTGATGGAGTTGTACGGAAAAAGTGAAGGAATACACCAACAGTCAGATTTCAGGAATCATTGATGAATACATCCATTCAGAACGTGACCGGAAATTACTGAAAAGGAGACTGATTGACGGTATCACCTATGAACGGATAGCAGAAGAATTTGATCTGTCAGTGAGGCAGACAAAAACAATTGTATACAGAGCAGACAAGATGATATTTTCACACGTCTGAAAACTACACGATATAAGCACCTGGGATTTATTTTCCGGGTGCTTTTTTGATGCCAAAATTTATATATGTTTATTGAGAAAAACTTGAATCCACAAAACAAGCGGACAGATGATTGCGTTGTGAGGGCGATAGCACTTGCACTAAACATTGACTGGCGCTCAGCCTATACAATGCTTTCGGCTCATGGGTTAAAGCTGGCAGACGTTTTCAGCAAAAACTACGTGTGGACTGACCTGCTTGTTTCTTTAGGGTTCAAACGCACTTCAATTCCGGATACCTGCCCGGCATGTTATACAGTCAAGGACTTCACAAGAGACCATCCAAAAGGGCTTTTTGTAGTTGGGACAGGAGATCACGTTCTGACAGTGATTGACGGGAATTATTATGATTCCTTCGATTCCGGTTCTATGATTCCGATTATCTATTTCAGGAGATAAAAGATGGCATATTCTGGTTTTCCTGCAACATATCAGCAGTATTATCCGCAGTATCCAACCAACATCAACCAACAGCAGAACAATCCTATTATCTGGATTCAGGGAATAGAGGCCGCAAAGGCATATCAGACGGCACCTAATAGTACCGTTGTTCTCTTCGATTCAGAGGAGCAGGTAATTTTTATCAAATCGGCTGACATGCAGGGCAGACCGTCTATGAGGATACTCGACTACACAATACGCTCAGAGCAGCCCAAAACGGCTCAGAACGCTCTTTCCGGCAACAATACACAGATACCCACAAGAGAGGATATAAGCGCCTTACAGAGCCAGATAGACAGCTTAAAACAGCAGATAGAACAGTTGGGAGGTATGGCAAATGAATCCACTTTATCAGCAAATGCAACCACAGCAAAACACAAATCTGCTTCAAAAGTTTCAGCAGTTCAGACAGCAGTTCCAGGGTGATCCACAGCAGATGATTCAGCAGATGATGAACAGCGGAAGGATTAACCAGAATCAGTACAATCAGGCTGTTCAGATGGCACAACAGTTTCAGAAAATGTTTGGGATTAAGTAAACAATTTCGTTTATTTCATCAACGATTTTGTTTATTGACTTTGCTTATTCTGGTTTTGTTTGCAAAAAAACACCTGCTACGGCGCAATTCACGCTTTCACAGGTTCAAAAGTATTATAAAGGATTAATCGGCATATTTCCAGACATATCCACAGGCGCTTTTTAAACGACCTCTTAGGTTATTTATTATCGTTGACGGGCGCACGCTGTAATACCTTGCCGCTTCGGAAATACTATTCCATTTTTGGACAAATATATTATCTTTTGTAAATTGGTAAACGGGACGGCTGTTCGAATTACCTTTTCCCTGACGGTTGTTTTTGTGTGGGTCTGATAGCCCTGTTCTTATTGCGTGCTGTTTGTTTTCCTTATATGTGACCCATTCAAGATTAGTAACATGATTATTTGCTTTGTTCCCGTCTATATGGTTGACACAGGGCTTGTTATCAGGGTTCGGGATGAAAGCCCTTGCAACCAGAATGTGAACTGTTTGGTTTTTTGGCTTGTGTCCTGCGCCATTGTAAAGTTTCACAAAAATATAGCCTGAATGATGCCTTTCTAATTTAAGCAACCTATCCTCGCCGGTATTGAGAAAGTTTTTGCTCAATACATTGCCGTAGTTGCTTATCATGTACTTTCCGTTGTAACCGTCAACCGTTTTCCAGATTTCGTGCATAAAAATAACACCTGCCTTTCGTGATAGATGCCTTAAACGTTTATACAGCGGAAACCGTTAAGGCATTACGGCTTTCGGGAGCGACCCTATCCGCTGTACTTATATTTTACTATTAGACAACATTTCTTGCAAGGATGTTTATATAACTGTTGACAACAGCATAAAAGAAAGGAATTTTTCATGTCTATTATGGATGAAAATGCAACCTCGAATATGGTCATGCCTGTCGCCCCTATGGGCGGGAACAATGGCTTTGGCTTTGGCAATGATGGAAACGGATTTTGGTTCCTGCTCCTGTTCTTCCTGCTCTGCGGTAACAACGGATGGGGCGGCGGCTTCGGCGGCGGCTTCGATGGCGGCCTGTATCCCTGGATGAACCAGTCCAACCAGATCAACGGTGGTTTCAGGGATCAAATGCTGAACACTTCCATCAACGGAATCCAGAACAGCATCACTTCCGGTTTTGGTGATGTACAGACATCACTTTGCAATGGGTTTGCAGGAGTCAACGCCACAATCAACAGTGGATTTGCAGGAGCGGAAGCATCAGCAAACGCCCGGCAGATGGCGAATATGAACCAGGCATTCGCCGCTCGGACCGCAATGTCACAGGGATTCAACGGGCTTCAGGCGCAGTTTGCGGATTGCTGCTGCGAGAACCGCCTTGCAAACTGCCAGACGCAGAACATTATCCAGAATGAGGGAAATGCAACGCGCTTTGCAGATGCCAACAATACTCGTGACCTGCTGACTGCTTTCAACAGCGGTATCCAGAGCATCAAAGACCAGCTGTGTGAGTATCGCAACGACCAGAAAGACGAGACTATTGCAAATCTCCGTCAGGAGCTTATGTTCTCTCGTGGTCAGGCGTCTCAGGTCGAGCAGACTGCTCAGCTTCTGGCGAACAACAATGCTCAGACTGCGCTGTTCCAGCAGGGACTTAACAACGAGGTAGATGCTCTGTACAACCGTTTGAACAGCTGCCCTGTCCCTACAACTCCTGTATATGGCCGTACACCTATCTTTACATGCCAGAGCAACGGCTGTGGATGCGGGAACAACTTCTGATTGATGCGGATTCTACAGGGGGAGCAATCCCCCTGTATTGAGGAAAGGAACAGAAATGGCTTGTAAAAATGTTTGTCGGCTGTGCGATCATCTTTCGATTTCAACAGCCGTTGCTTTTACCGGCGGGAACCTGGTCATAACTCTTCCGGCTGACTCGGTCCGTGACGGGGAAAAGGTCTGCATTGTAATTGCACAGACCATACCTGCGGAAACGACTATCAACGCCCCTGTGGTAATTCAGATCGGAGAGGGAACAGTACAGTATCCCCTTACAACAAGATGCTGTGCACAGGTTTCTGCTTGCGGAGTCAGGACACGGACAAGATATGCGACTCGTGTTGTCACATCCGCAACAGGAGCAACCTTCAGGATGCTTGGCAATCCGTCATGCAGTCCCAATTATAATTTGCAGTCAATCAATGGAACTGCTCCGGCAACGGCAGGAAATTGATGAAAGGAGAAATGATGCACAAACTGATTCAATTCGTGTGCGATGAGCTCGAGGAGCTTGAGCGCAAAGCAGAAAAGAACGGCAGTCTGTCCATGTCTGAAATCCAGTATATGGATACTCTTGCACATGCAAAAAAGAACCTGCTCACAGGTGAAGCAATGATGGAAGCGGAAGACGGTGAATCCGGCAGATATTATATGCCTCATTATGGCATGTATAGAAACAGCTACGGCATGGATGATAGCTATAACCGTGGTGACAGTTACCGCCGTGGCCGTGATTCTATGGGACGGTACACTTCCAGACGTGGCTATTCCTATGACGATGGTATGATTGAAGAACTGCGCTCCCTGATGGAGTCTGCACCGGATGAACGGACAAAATCCGAGTTCCGGCAGTTTATCGCCAAAATGGAAAAGATGTGATGTAGTTGATTCTTGAACAGGATTTACGGGAAGCAATTGCAGAATGTCAGGGTAAACGGAATCCGGATGCTAACACCTGCATCAAGTTGGCTGCGTATTTCACGATCCTGCAAAATATGTACCCCGAACAAAAAACAGAACCGGCATTTTACCAGATGGCAAGCGGTATAAATCCGGTGATTGAATATGACTCTGGTACAGAATTTGCAAAAGCCGTTAATGGCCGTGATCCGTCAGAAATTATACCAATTATTGATGAATTAATGACCACTTTACAGGTGTTACATCCCCGACTTTACGATGGCGTATTAAATAAGCTGTAAAACAAAACCACACCGGCGGCGTTATGCTGTCAGTGTGGTTTGTTTCGCTCTGTGTGGCCCTCTGTGGCGTTCTACGCTCTTTTATGTGTATTTGTCCATGTGTGGCTTTAAACACCTCTACGGGGCTTGTACGCTGTCAACGCCTGCCCTCTCCGCCTCTTCGCAGATCAGACGGCAAACAATCTCCGACTTGCTTTCACCGGTCATTTTTGCAAGGGCCTGCAATCTCTCTTTGTCCTGGTCTCTCATTGTAATTGTCATTCTGTTGCGTGTGCTGTCTGGGTTTTTCTCTCTGTATTTATAAATTGCTTTTTTCTGCTGCTCTGTATATGCCATTGTATCACCTCCCATAGAATCACCCTTGCAAGCTGTGACGGCCTGCAAGGGCTTGTAATTAGTTCTGTTCTACGATAATACCGTGTCCGGCTACATCGTCATAATCAAAACGGTGTACATTGTCACGCTTTCCGAAAATACGAAAATATTCTCTGTCTTCTACAATGTCATCTGTGAGCCGTTCAAATGTCGAGCGGTACTCTTTCCCCTTGCTGAAATCATCACAGCCGTTATACAGTGCGTGCGCCTTCTTTGCTGCCTGTAAAGGCGTGTCGGCCTCTACCTGGTACACTGTCGGCACATCCGGCGCTGTGATTTCATCAACGGTTTTGTAGCCAAAAAGTTTCTTGTGAAAATGCTTTACTGTGTAGATCATCCTTTTATCCTCCTCTGTGCTGTTTTCTTTCCCTGCTCTGTATTTATCCAGGCTTGCAACTGGCACCTGTCAAGGTGGCTACATTAGGGCGGCTTTTGTTCCGCTGTTATGCAATATGTAATACTCTTTTGATGTCATCCAATACCCAAGACTCTTTCCAACCGTAAACCCAAGCAGAATAATCTGTGAGTGGGTCGCTGTCATCGTTTTCGGGTAAAGGCCCTACCGCATAGCTTTTGCCGATTTTTTTGATCTGTCCGTATCCAGGTATCAAAACCGTTTCGCTGACAGACCGGCCATCTTTATTAAGATTTCTCATTGTTTTTCTGATTTCTTTGATTGTCATTTTGTTCGTCATTTTGTTCGTCCTCCTATGCTCTTTTACCTGTTCGCCTGCTCTGTGTTTTCACGGGCTTGCAACCGTCCATGGCCACATTAGGCGGCGTCCTGTTGACCGACTTATAAATCGTATTCATACATGATATCTGCCAAATTCGACCACTTTTCCGGGTCTCCCAGTCTAACCCAACGACCGCCCATATTTTCGTAATAGGTAACATAAAAACCGTTTTCAGCGGCTGTGACTTCAATTTTCGATACATCATTAAGCATGTAAACCATCATTTCAATTCTCCCTTCTTTTTATCCTGCGTCCCTGGCTCGTTCTGGCCGGTTCGTTGTTTGTTTATGCTTATATTATATACACGTGTATAACCAAATACAATCGGCAGAATAGACAAATATATACACGTGTATTTGTGTAATATGACCAATGATAACAAAATGGCTCCTGACTGGCCCGCTCCGTTATCATCGGTCAAAAGTGATCTTGTCCAGAATCCCCCGCCAAAAGCGCCGATTTTCCTCCGCTGTAAAATCTTCGTACATTTCCCATACATCCGGCTTTAAAAGCTGTTTCAGGTCCTCCACGTCCTCCGTATGGCTCTGTGCAGCTTTCTCCCGTAAATCCTCCAACTGTGCCTTCCTATATAAATGAGTCTATATCAAAATGATGAAAAAGTCTACAAAAACTATTGACAGTACGCAGAAAGTGTACTAACATATAGGACAGTTACACGTTGAAATTTTACAGAAAGGGGGTAGAAATGCCAAAGATTACATTGGAAGCTGCACGAGTCAATTCCGGCATGACACAACAGGACATGGCTGATAAACTCGGCGTTTCCCGAAGCACAGTTGTTGCATGGGAAAAAGGCAAAATCACGATCAAACCTGCATATCTCTATGCAATCTGTCAGGTAACAGGATTCAGGGAAGATGATATTTTATTGCCCACAAAGTCCACCTAAGGCGTACCTGCGGAGGGAAATTATGATTGACATTAAAAGACTTGAATCTGTGCTGTCCGGCATTTTAAGCGACCGGCACAACAGACAGATATCGGTCAAATTGGAGGGAGAAGATGTTAACAATAATTCTGATTGCACTGATTCTGATTCTGGCCGGAGTGCTCGGATTCCTGATGTACGCAATGTGGTATGAAGGGAATAAGCGAAGACAGGACAGAGAGAAGAGAAGAACAGAAGCGTGGAAGTCTGTTTTTATACGGACAGACCTCAAGGCATAAAAAAAGCCGCCCATTGCAGGAGCGGCAACAATGAAGGGAGACAAGCACACTGCGAATGTGCTTTCTCATATAAAGTATAACACATTTTTTCAATGAAGGGAGAAAAAACAATGGCAGTAGCAAAGAAAGTTGAAACAGTAGCAATCAGGATGCCTTCTATCAAGCACGTGAAAATCCGCATCGTTGGCGATTCCCCGCTGATCGTCCATGCCTGGAGCGAGAAGGCAAAACGTGAAATGCTCGAAGCACAGCAGGGCAAGAACAAAACCAAAAAGAAGCCCACAAAGATGCCTTTTGACGATTTCGCACGTGCGCTGTACTGGATCACTCCGATGCCGACAGAGACCGTCAAGGACGCAAGTACCAACGAGAACAGGGAAGTTGTTACCGAAGAACTGTTTGAGAAGGCTCTTAACGAGGGAGCAAAGTTCGGCTTTCCTGCAAACAGCTTCAAGATGGCGGCGAACAGTGCGGCATACCGGCTCGGATGGGTCAAGAACCAGATGGAGTTGAGAGGCGCTTACTTCCTCAATGCAGAGGATGGCGGCGAACTGGCAGAGATCAAAGGTGACTGGCCGAAGCTGAGAGAGGACATTGTAAAAGTTGGCATGGGTTCGGCAGACCTGAGATACAGACCTATTTTTGAGAACTGGTATGTTGACATGATCCTGGAATACAACGAGAACAGCAATATGAAACTCGATGATATTCTTTCCTGCATTCAGGCCGGCGGTTATTCCGTAGGTGTCGGAGAGTGGCGCCCCGAGAGAGACGGAGCGTTCGGGAAGTTCCATGTAGAAACTGTCTGATCGTGGCAGTCACGGCCAGTTAGGGATTGTCATGGAAAGGATAGGCTCTGTGCGGTTCGGCAGTCGGGGTTAGGCTTGGAAGGTTCCGGTGTTGTACGGTCTGTAGAGGCGAGGCTTGGCATGGCAGTCATGGCAAGGCGAGGTGTCTTGAGTTCAGTTGCGGTAATGCTTGGCCCGGTTCGTTATGGTATGGCAGTTAAGGCCTGGTGAGGAATGTTAGTGTATGGCATGTTGTGGTTCGTAGAGGCAAGGTCAGGCAGTCGAGGTTAGGAACGGCACGTTGAGTAAAGTTGAGTTGAGTTTGGTTGAGGCAGTCGAGGCAAGATCAGGTGCGACAAGGTATGTTTTGTTGCGGTGGTGTGCGGTTTGGCAGTCAAGGTGGCGCATGTTACGGATTGTCAAGGTAAGTCTCTGAGTGGTATGGCAGTCAAGGTGGGGCATGGTTATGCATTGTCTGTTGGGGTGAGTCAAGGCGCGGTATGGCAGTCATGGCAAGACGTGTTTTGGAAAGGCATGTCACGTTGCGAACCGGTAAGTTCTGGCAATCACGGGAACGACAACAATGAAAGGAGACAAGATGGCAGCTTTTGAAAGCAAAAAGTATTCGTATAGAAGCGGATACAGTTACAAAGTACCTGCTCATGTAGTAGGAAAGGCACTGGAAAGCATCGAAGAAAAAGAAGGTAAAGTCACAACAGCATCATTCTTGGAGTATTCCAGACCGGAGACAGCAGACACCCACAGCATGTTTGAGTGGGATGACAGTGTAGCCGCTGAAAAGTACAGACTGCGACAGGCGGCTTCAATCATCGGCCAGTTGGAAGTACAGATTCAGTACATTGATACTCCGCAGGAGACAGCAGAAATCCAGATCACGCCTGTTCCGGCATTTGTCAATGTAGCCGGTAAGTCAACAAGAGCATCCGCAACATTTGTGAACGTGATAACGGCACATGAGGACAGCACACTTTGGAAACAGGTCATGCAGAATGCGCTTGGTGAACTCAACACCTTCAAGCGCAAGTATGCAAGATACAAGGAGTTTGCGAAGGTAATAAGTGCCATTGAAGAACTGGAAAGGAGCATCACTGCATGAATGAACAAGAGACAACGAAAGAAGAAGGGATTGATCTTCCGGAAGAGGCCGAAAGAATCTCAAACGATGGGTACTACATCAAAATCGGCCTTGAATACTATGGCTAATACCGACTGTCCCCGATGCAAATATTTCTCTCAGTGCATGGAGCAAAGGGGAAGATGCAGAGAATTTATCGACTATGAAATGGTAAAAGCGAAAGTGAGGGATGAAATTGAAAGCCTTAACAGAAGCTGAAAAGAAAATGCTTGACGAACTTAGAGAAAAAGCACAGACCATTCTTGACTACATGCAGAGAAATGGGATGATGCATTTTCACCGTGTCGGGCTTGATATTACTCCTGATTTTAAAGGGAAACCACATATCAATGTTGACGTATCAACCGGCAATGGGGATGAACGCAGAATTGCGTCAATGTATCAGTTCCAGTATTCCGACATGGAATGGACAACAAACATTAATGAATGGAAGGGCAAAGAAGAATGAGTGAATTTCAGGTAAGTATAAAACAGCCGGTTATCATCTCCGGCAATTTTGAAGAAATGCAGCAGGAACTTTCCAACATGATGCAGGCATATGCCGGTCTGGAAGTCACAGAAGAAAATCTTCCCGAGAGAAAGAAAGACATTGCCACTCTCCGCAAGATCAAGACGGCCATCGAAGACAAGCGCAAGGCCGCAAAGAAGGACTATGAAAAACCCTTCAAGGCGTTCGAAGCAGAATGCAAGAAACTGACCGGCATTATCGACAAAGAGATCGACCGCATCAATGCGGACATGGATGTATATGAGCAGAAGCGCAAGGCAGATAAGAGAATTCTGATTTCACAGCTGTATGCACAGAATATCGGTGAATATGCGGATTATCTTCCTCTTGAAAGCATCCGGCGGCCGCAGTGGGAGAACAAGACATACACCGAGATAGCAATCATCAATGATATTCAGGAGGCTGTTATCACCGTCAAGAATGACCTGCGGACAATCGACACCATGTGTGACCCCTGGCAGGAAGAGTGCAAAGCTGTTTACAAGGCATCGGGCCTGACTGGTGCATTACAGAGATACAAAGACCTTGAGAACGCAAGGAAGACCGCAGAAGCCTCTGTAAAGGCCAGTGAACAGCAGACCCCTACACCTGAACCGATGGAACAGGAAAATCCCGTAGAAAGCCTTGTGGACGGCGGCAGATGGGTGTTTACAATCACTGTCACTAATGAAAATGATGCAAAGTTCATCCGTGATACCTGCGAGTTGTTCGGATACGAGTATAAGGAGGAATGATGTTTACAAAAGAAGCACTCGGAGAGGTCAATAAGTCATTATCGACCGTTGGAATCTCAAAAAAAGACAAGACTGGCAAGGTGAAAACAACACAGTATGCAATGGTCACAGAGAGAATCAAAGGATTCAGAAATATTTGTCCTGACGGCAGTATCACAACGGAAATCATCTCCCTTGTGGATGGTGTTGTGACAATGAAAGCAACTATCACAGATGAAACCGGCAAAGTCATTGCAACAGGACTTGCACAGGAAAAGGAAACATCCTCATTCATCAATAAAACCTCATTTATTGAGAACTGCGAAACATCCGCAGTCGGACGTGCTCTTGGTTTTGCCGGTATCGGTGTTGACGGTTCTATGGCATCCGCTGAAGAAGTCGCAAATGCGATCATGAACCAGAACAATCAGGAAACACCGCAGAGACAGCAGGGACCGGTTGAAGACCGTACCGGAGAACCGGCCTACCCTACAGAGGAATCAATGGTCAAAGACCTGATGGCCGTTGCTTCCAAAAGTGAAAAGGTAAACGGGATGCTCGCAAAACTGCTTGAGACCAACAATGCAAGAGATCTTGCAGAACTGGCCTTCATGAAGCCGGATATTGTAAAGGCATGGTGGCAGAAACTTTGCCAGAGGTAAAACATGGACTACACCGGAACAATCAAAGATATGTACAGGGGAATGGATGGTAAATTCACCATTTCCCTGTGCGTAGATCAAGAACCAGGTGAACTTGAATCCCTGAAAGATAAAAATCTCCGCATCAAAATCACGCAAGACAGGAAACACAGGAGCCTTGATGCAAATGCGCTTCTTTGGCACTGCCTCGGTGAAATGGCAAAGTCATTCACTCCACCACGTGACAAATGGGAAATATATCTTGAAGAACTCCGCAAGTATGGGAAATTCAGTTACATCCTCATGGATGAAAAAGCTGTTGACTCATTCAAGCAGATGTGGAGAGAAACAGAGGTTGTCGGTGAAGTCGATGTAAACGGCCGGAAAGCTATTCAGCTTCTTTGTTTCTATGGTTCATCCACTTATAACACGAAAGAGTTTTCTGTCCTTCTTGACGGAGTGATAGAGGATATGAAAGACCTTGGCTTACAGCCACCTATACCGAGAGACATTAGATCAGCACTGGAAGAATGGGAAAAGCAGCATGGAAAACAAAACGACTGACAGAAGAAAAGCCGGTAAAGCCGCAAAAGACAAAGGAAGCAGGGGTGAAAGACTTCTTTCAGCATTCCTCAACAGCTTTGGGCTTCATACACACAGGGGTTATGTACATTGCGGACAATCTGACCTTGTTGACCTTCTTGGAGTGCATGTTGAATGCAAATTTGTTGAACGTCTCAATGTACGTCAGGCAATGGAGCAGGCAATCAGAGAAGCCGACAAGCGCAAAGACGGTATGCCGACCGTGTTTTGGAAAGTCAGCCGCCGCCCCTGGCTCACAATCATGCTGACTGAGGATTGGGTAAAACTTTACAAGATGGCGAGAGGTAAAAATGAAGGGCACACAGAACGAAATGATCCTGCATCACATCCGGACACACGGCAGTATCACAACGATGGAAGCCTTCCAGAAGTACGGAGTGACAAGGCTGTCGGGCCGGATATGGGAACTGAAACGACAGGGACACAACATTGAAAAAGTGATGGAGACCAACGAAAACAGCAAGACCTACGCAAGGTATTTCTTGAAGGAAGGAGAAGGGTGAACGTGCTAAAACTCATAGCATCTGACAGCTTTTTGACGGTTAATAAATGCCTTATGACCATTTTCGGCTTAGATGCTGCGGTACTGCTTGCGGAACTTGCCTCAAAACAGGTTTATTACGAGGAAAAGAACGCACTTGATGAAAGCGGTATGTTCTACCAGACAGTAGAACAGATACAGAAAAACACAACATTGTCGCAGTTTAAACAAGGGAATGCCTGTTCAATTCTGGAAAAAGCCGGAGTGATAAAAACAAAGAAAAAGGGAATCCCACCAATGAAATACTACTATGTTGATGGGAATAAACTGTGGACACTACTTAATCAACATTCATCAAAAAATTTGATCAACGATGATGAAATTTCTTTACCAACGTTGACCCAAAAATTTGATACAAATAATAAAAGAGATAATAAGAATCTAAAAGTAAGAAAAGATATAAATACTATTGTTTCGGAATCTTCTCTTTCTGAACCGGTAAAAGATAAAGTGATTGATTTCCTGGCATACCGTGACGAGATCAAGAAACCTTTTAAATCCGAAAGAGGCATTAAGTCTCTGATAACACAGATAGAGAAGCAGGAACAGGCACTTGGCTCTATGGCCGTTATCTCGGTAATAGATACAACAATGCAGAACGGATGGCAGGGCCTGTTTTGGGATAAAGCACCAAAGAAGCAGGAAATGAGCACAGCAGAAGCCGCAAGGTATATCGACAACGGCGGCACATTCTTTGAGGGATTCGGATGAACGCAATAGAGACAGAAAAAATACTGGGTTTTATCAAGACCGCATACAAGGATACTGAACACCTTAACAGCCCGAAAGCCGTTGAACTCTGGACAATGGCACTGGCAGACATTTCATTCACTGATGCATCCCACGCAGTCAGCGCATGGATATGCGAGGAAAGATGGCCGCCGACAATCGCAGATATTCGGGCAAAGGTATACAACCTCAAATCAGAGCCGGATGTGATGGCATCGCAAGCCTGGAATCAGCTTTTGAGGGCACTGCGAGACGCATACGCTCCAAACAGCGAGGAGGTCTGGAATGAACTGCCTGAGAAAACAAGGCTCATCGTTGGTGGTTATGCCGCATTCAGAGCATGGGGCAATACCGATACAGCTTCACTTGAATCTGTACAGCGTCCCGTGTTTATGAAAAGGTTTGAGGAATACCAGAGAAGGGAGCGCAAAGAAGCAGCTATCCCGAGAGGAATGAGAGAACCGCTTCCGGCTCTTTCAAGTAGTGAACACACGGCCATTGAATACAAAGCTGAAGAACAGGTTAAAAAACCGGCAAAACCTTCCGGAAGGTCAAGGGCTGATGATCTGGCAGAATTGAGAAAAAGACTGATGGGAAGGGGGTGATTAAGTGTGAGGATTGAAAAAGGGCATGGTTTCACTGGCGATGGATACGGGAATAATTGCAATGTCTTTGGTGCAGTTGAAAACTTATCACTTAATTTAATAAAAGACAAAATCAATATTTGTTGGGAAGAGATAGGTGTAACACAACGATTAGTGAATGAATTAAAGCCAAATGTTTCTGAAAGCAACAAAGAAAGTAGTGACCGCCTATACATCGTCGTAACAGAATCAGTAAATCTTTATCTTATTGAAATTAAGGATAAGAACAAGTGCAAGAAAGAAAAAGTGATGCATGGGCTATACAGATATTCTGCAACACTTGGCATGGATGAAATAAGAATTTTTGAAAGGATTAGGATTTGATACGTTATAAAAGAACGAAAGGAAGGGGGTGATTAAGTGCCGAAGGAAAGAAAACCCTGTTTTCTGTGTGGCAGATACGCCTACACAGAACGGCACCATTAGATATTTTCGGAGGAACCGCAAACCGGAGATTAAGCGAAGAAGATGGACTTGTCGTTGACCTTTGCCCTGATTGCCACAACAGGCCGCCAAACGGTGTCCACTTCAACAAAGAGCGGATGAAATACCTTCATCAATACGGCCAGATGACATTTGAGGCAAGAAAACGGCATGAAGGGGCAACGGATGAAGAAGCAAGAGAAATGTTCATGAAGAGATACGGAAGGAATTATCTATGAGTAGAGTGGGAATTGTCGGAGGTAAAAAGGTTACTTTCACACACCAGAATCCGCAGACCGGTGCATATTGGACGGACGAACTCAGGCCGAACGCAAGAAGCCCGCACGGCATGTGGGTTGACAGCAAGCAGATCAACTTCGACCTGGACCCGAAGAAGAGCAAGTCCAGATTTCACAGGAAAGAGAGGTAAAACATGAACCATGTAGCAATAGTCGGTCGCCTCACGGCTGACCCGGAAGTCAGATACACACAGGGAGATAACGCTCTGTGTATCGCATCCTTCACCGTAGCACTTGACCGCAGGAACCGGAATTCGGAGCAGACCGCAGATTTCCCCAACTGCGTAGCATTCGGCAAAACCGCTGAGTTTATCGAGAAGAATTTCCACAAGGGAATGAGAATCGGAGGTACCGGCAGAATCCAGACCAGAACCTATGATAACAGGGAAGGCCGGAAGGTATACGTCACAGAAATCGTCATTGAACAGGCGGAGTTTGTTGAGAGCAAAGGACAGCAGGCTACACCGGCAAAGGCCAGTAACAAGCAGTCAAATGATCCGCTTGACGGTTTTATGAACATTCCGGACGGCATTGATGACATGGAACTGCCGTTCAACTGATAAGGGGGAGACATGGGAGAAAAAGAAAACAAGTATGCACCGGTAAAAAGATTTGTATTTCCTGCCGGAATTAGCTGCGGCGGCGCAATCAGAATCAACATTCCTGTAACAGCAAGCAAGTCGGATGTTATCCGCATGGCAAAGATGCTCATGGTAGCAGCTGAAGATTGGGAAGACGCAACAACGGACTTTTGACCAGTGAACAGCGCACAAGCCCCATAGAGCCGTTTTAACTGGAAACACAGGGAAATATACCAAAACATCCAAAAAACGGCTCACAGGGGCGCACAGACAGCCACAAAAGGAAGGAGAACAACATGCAGAGCGAAGAAAAAGGATTTGTAAAAGGAGTATTACTCACAATATCCGCAATCCTGCTGATTATTGTATTTACCACAACATGTGCGGTGGCGGTACAGGCAAAAACCGGCCTGATGGGTGAGGATGACCAGGCCAGGATTTATTCAAGCAGACTTGGATATTTTACCGTCCGTGGAAAAACATATTATGCCCATCACAGCAGAAGCGCCATGTACAAGAAGGGCGAACTTTTAACAAATGGCTACAGAGTACGGAATGACAAACTTTATTATTTTGGCCCTGATGGTGCCATGGTCACGAGAAAGACGCCTCGCAACAAATCAACCAGATACATTGATTTTAACAAAGACGGAAGTGTCCATTACATCTATCCTGCCGGATACGGCGATACCGATGAGCGGTATAACGCCAAACGCCAGAGATTCCAGGTGTACAAAAACGGACACTGGCAGGATGTTGGTCAGCAGGTATGGCCGTGGGGATTGATTGATCATCAGTGGTAAAAATATGAAAGCAACGCTCAAATGCAACCCTGAAGCATTGCCCGACAGAGGGCTTCCGACCAAAGACATCCATGTAAAGCAGGATTTGCCCGACTTGCCGATTACCGTTATCCCACGGGCGAAACCCTCAAAGCCGAAAAAGCCGAAAAAACAAAAAATCTTCTTCCCCGAACGGAAAGACTTATGGACACCGGAAAACGACAAAGAACTCATGCGGCGATATTGGGATGGCGAAAGCTATGAGGATATCGGCAAAGCTATCGGAAGGACTGCACGTGCTGTAAAGATACGTGCAAACGCCATAAGGAGCGAACAGGGGAAACGTCCCAGGCGAGTCGGGAAATCAATGTTCTGGCAGGAAAACGAGGACAAAATCTTGATTGAGATGTTTGAGGACGGAAGAAGTTACAAAGCTATTGCGGAAAAGCTTGGAAGAACATATATGGCAATCGCAACCAGAATAAAAGTACTCAGGTACATGGGAACACGGATAGAGAGAAAATGAAAGAAGCAAAGAAACCGATTAAGCTGTTATGCAATCCCCAAAAACTCCCAAAACCCCAACTTGTAAAAACCGATAAGCGAGAGGGCCAGAAGAGCAAGAGGGATTGGAGCAAGGTAAATCGGGGAGCAAACAACGGGAAATACGGCAGGCCGGTATTCTGGACAGAAGCACGCTGCGCCGTACTCCGGCAGCTGAAAGAAGAAGGAAAATCTTACAAGGAAATAGCTGAAGAAATGGGAAAATCATCTGAAGCGTGCCGGAGACAGTGGTATGTGATCAATGGCTATTGCCTCAACGGACGAAAATAAATTAGAAAGACCGCTTATTCGGCGGCCTTGGTCTCAAGATACTGGATGATAAGTGATTCAAGTATTGACGCAACAGAACGTCCTTCCTTGACGGCTTGAATTTTAATTCTCTTTAAAATCTCAGGATCAATGCTTGTTGTAAACTTCACCTTTTTCATTTTTGAGTCCCTCCTTATTTGGATAATACCATAAGCACGTATTGACGTAAAGCGGAAATGATTTTATAATGATACATATATACGTGAATACGTGTTTATGAGGAGGAATACATATGTCAGAAAGATTAAAAGATATGACAGGAAAGGTGTTTGGAAGACACTTTATCAATACCGGCTGTGGTCGGAAACAACGGAGGTATTAGAAATAAATGACAGGAAATGCATACCAGAGACATGCAATGAGAACTAATGACGAAATGTCAACTGCACGCCTTGAACTTTCAATAGATAAGAACAGCAAATATGATATGGGCGGCATCGTCATGGCAACGATGGGACTCTCTGGTGAAGTCGGGGAACTGAACGACATGATTAAAAAGTGGATTTTCCACAAGTCGGACATGGACATTACCCACGCGAAAAAGGAACTCGGAGATATCATGTGGTATATCGCCTGCATGGCAGAGTCCTTTGGATGGTCGCTTGATGAAATCATGCAGATGAACATCGACAAGCTGAAAGCCAGGTATCCCGACGGATTCAACATCGACAGGGCGAACCACAGAAACGAATCAGACGTTTAATTAAGCTAACAATGCCGCCATAAAAATATAATCAAGAAAGGAGAAATCCCTCACTACGGCGGAGAAGTGGAAAGCTCCGGTGTATAACCGATATTGTGTCGCAACTGTAAACCATGTGGAGCGCTTCGGCGGCGGCGCTCCGGAAAGGAGAAGGCAATGTCCGGAAGGTATAAAGCCATACCGGAAACCACGACGCAAAGGGCGCTTGTGTACGTGGTGATAGATACGTTCACAGGCGAGTGGAAACATGTGTATGACTGCTTCTTATGGGCCGAACACAAGGCAGAAGAAATGAATAAAGAATGGTCTCCATGCACAACATGCGCTTTTTCCGACTGTGATAAAGATAGCGACGTTTGCATGGAATGTGATGATAGAGGGTATAAAGAATGATTCGAGTAAATGATGATTGGGTAATTATGGTAGACCCGTTGAATTATATGCCTGCAAAAGATCTGCACAGAAAAAAACAGGTCAAACAGAAGGATGGCACATACACAACAGAACCCGACTATAAGACAGGCTACGGCTATTATACAAGCCTTAAAGATGCGGTCAGGGCAATTGCACGGGTTGAATACAAAAACGCTCTCACGGGGCAGGAAACGGCCTTGAATGAGGCAATAAAGCTGATGGACGAGACTATGAAAAGGTTTGAAAAGATTTTGGAGGGAATCAGGGAATGACGCCCAATATGGAGCAGGCACTCTCAAAAGGCATCAAGGATACCATGTGGGCAATGTTCTGGAAGGGAAAGCAGAAAGCCAACCTTCCGGAGTTGGAAGAAGCAGTGAAGCGCCTGATCAGGATGACCACACAGAAG